CGGTGTCATTCTTTATGGCAACGAATGCCTTTCATGTAAGCGTGAATTGGAGGTGGTGTCATGAGCCAACTTACCGAAAAACAGCTAAAAGCCCGCGCTTATTATCAAGCCAATAAAGAAAAAATCTGTGCCCAAAAACGCGCTCAACATTCAGCTAAATCAACTGTATCACCCACTAAAAAAGTGGAGAAGGTTGTCATCGTGAATAAGGATTTTAATAGCACGATTAGTGCAAAACGTTTGTTTGCACCTGAGCGAATAGAGCAACCAAAGAATGTTAACCCTCAAAAGCTGCGCGTTCGTCGCAGCATTGAAGACATTTTATTAGCCAAACAAATGGGTATTTTACTAGCTGACATGGGGGCTATATGAGTTTTAAAACCGTAGATATTAACGTTAGTGGCACTGGTCTTAAAATTGAAGTTAATGCCATAAAAACAAACCGTCTTGAAATTGAGACTATCAAATCAATAGACCTTGTTTGGATAACGCGTGAAGAGTTCAACCGTTCTTTAATGCTGCAAGAAATGTCAGTGACGAGTTTAAAAGCGTTAATGAACTTTGCAAACAGCCAATCAATCGCGTCTAAAGAATACGCGATGAACGCATTCTCTATTGATGATCTTATTAGCTACAAACGTCTGAATTTAGATTTTTTAAATTGGAATGGTCTATATACCGCATGTTTGAACGAAGTGAATCAGCGGGGTGAAGCATGAGCAGCACTAGCGGCAATGTCCGCGCAAATGAACTTTACCCAACGCCTGATAATGTAGTCGACGCCTTATTGGCACAATTGGTACTTAATCCAACAGACCGCTTTTTAGAACCGTGCCGTGGAACAGATGCCATTTATAACAAAGTGGCTTTGCCAGAATCCCAAAAAAGTTGGGCTGAACTTGATCGCGGGGTTAACTATTTAACCACTGAGTTTGGTCAGCAAGATGTGATTATCACTAATCCACCGTTTTCACTCACTTGTGAGTTTTTAACAAAGTCGCTTAGTGAATTAGCACCAAATGGCACATTGGCCTATTTGCAACGGGTTAACTTTTTAGGCAGTAAAATACGGGTGCCGTTTTGGGCTGAAATTGGTTTTCCTGAAAAAATGCCCATTATCATTCCTCGCCCACGTTTTGTAGGTGGTGGTAGTGACTCATGTGAATACAGTTGGTTCATTTGGGACAACGGCAATCGCTTCAAAAATATCCCTCAAGGTTTTAGCCATATCATTAGTGCGGATCTTGTTAAGTCACCAAAAATTAAAAAGGTCGCTTAATGAATCTGGAAGACCTAACCCGTAAAGCTGGCGTTAATACGTCAGCTTTTTTTACCACCTTTCACGCCAAAGCGGATCTTGCATGGTCGGCCAAACTGGTTGCCGACTTGCCAGAGCATGTGGCCGTGACATTATTCGGCCAATATTGCTATAAACGCCGCGCCTTAAACAATGGCCGTAGCCCAAACATTTGGTTGCGTAAACGTGTTGAAACCTTAACCGCCATGGTTAATCAATTCCCCATTCCTATATTTCACCTCAACACCGAAGACCGCCGTGAAGCGATTGCCACTGAATGGGCAGACCGTTGCACGGGTGTATTGAATAACATAACCGATTACGGCAACAAACAGATAGATGCGCTTGAACTGTTATTAGCAATAAAAGAGCCCGCAGATCAGTGGGGATTTTGCCCAGCATTACCCGATTTTAATGGTTATGACGACAAGAAAGCCAGCGGCGTGTTTGATGAACATGCCGCTATGTACAACCTTATTGCAGGGGCCATCGCCAGGTTAACAGATGAAAACTGGTGGCTGCGCAAACTCAATAAAGCCTATTCGCATTATGAAGAACACACCGCCATCGTCGTGGGTAAAGTTCGCAGCGGCGTATCGCCTTACGTGTCTAACCATGCCTTTAAAGCATGGCAGCAACGTAAACATGCCGCTCGTTTATGGCTAAACGAAATGCAAGTGGTTAATGACGAACACGGATTGGAACTGACATTAGCCGATGCGGTTGCCGCATCAGTGGCTAACCCAGAAGTACGCCGTGCTGAATTAATGGTGCGTATGCGAGGCTTTGAAGATCTCGCCATTGAGCAAGGTTTTGCAGGTGAGTTCTACACATGGACCGCACCAAGCAAATATCATAGTTACAAAAAAAGCATAAAAGGCCCGTCTTATTCTAATAAAAAATACGATGGTGCCACCCCAAAGCAAACCCAAGCCTACCTTTGTAACCAGTGGGCTAAATGCCGCGCAAAATTTGCCCGTGAAGATATTGAAGTATTTGGTTTTCGCGTAGTAGAACCCCACCACGACGGCACACCACACTGGCATTTATTACTATTTTTTAAACCAGAACAGCTACGCCATGCCCGTTCAATTATGCGTCGTTATGCCTTGCAGCATGACAAGCACGACCTTGCACCCGCCAAAGGTAAAAAAAGTTTACGCCACCAAGGCTATAAGCCACGATTTGATTTTAAAACCATTGATCCGGACAAAGGGTCGGCAACTGGCTACATAGCAAAATACATCGCTAAAAACATCGATGGCCATATGGTAGACGATGATCATGAAGCTGAAACCAGCGGTAAAAACGGCGCGCAAAATGTTGCGGCGTGGTCAAGCACTTGGAACATTCGCCAGTTTCAGCAAATTGGTGGCCCGTCGGTAACCGTGTGGCGTGAACTGCGCAGACTACGTGAGGCCATTGATTTTGACGACGTAGTTGAACGCGCCCGCAATGCAGCTGATAGCAGTAATTGGTCACGCTATGTTGAAGTAATGGGCGGCACCTTTTGTAAACGCGCAGACAGACCCGTGCAACTAGCTAAAGCCATTCAAGACCACGGCAACGTTTACGGTGAAGAAGTATCAAAAATCATGGGCGTACTGTCACAGGAAAACCACACCACTATTAACACCAGGTTAGATGGTTGGGAAATACGCAAGCCGCAGGCCGACATGTACGTGCCAACACCAGACGAACGCGCTTTTGATGTGGCTTTTGATTTGTCTGTTGATCTTGCTTCTAAAAGCGGCGACAGCCGCGCACCTTGGAGTTCTGACAATAACTGTACGCAGTCGATCAAAACTAACGAAAAGATCAATAAAGGTGATCAGTTGTTAATTATCGAGGGCAAAAAGTTAGGGTTAGACAAACACGACCTTAAACGCCTACGTGCGGGGTCCATTATCAATTCTGTTGTTAATGGTCGCGACCAATATATTTACATACGCCAGGGTATGTTGTTGGTGAGTCGCAGACCACCAAATAGCCAACAAGGCCAGAGTGATTTTGATGATCCAGCGCTTAATTCTCAGTTTGACGCATTTACCAAGGCTTGCACCAAAGCGAACAAAGAAGTGTTGCGCCAACAAGCGTGGCGGGTAGTCGATGGCTTAACCGATGTTGACCAATGGCTGCAAGACATGGACACCGACACAGCAAAACAGGCACTTGAGCAATTAGCCGACATTGTTGAATTGCATAAGCGTGAAAAATACGCCGCGCCTTTTGTTTACCAAGAGCAAGAGGTTAGTACCACATTTGATGAAACCGAGGACGAAGATGCCTATTTTTGACCGTAACAATTCAGCCGATATGCGGGCCATAGCCGAGGCGCAGCAATTTACCGTTGAATGTTTAGAGCGCTATCAGCTTTGTAAAAAGCAATTAGACAACTTGAATAAGTCAGCCGTTCGCCAGTGGTTAGAACGTCTGCCAGCAGAACAGCGAGAAAAGTGCCGAGTAACGTTAAATAACATTATGGCCACACGTCAGCAAAAAGGAAAAAAACATGTTTAGAGGTGATAACCAGTTTTCATTCAACATTGAAGTTCACGAACTTGTCGTAGATAACTTTGCTGGCGGTGGTGGTGCATCAACAGGCATTGAACTAGCGATAGGGCGCCCGGTTGATATAGCCATAAACCATGACCCAGATGCAATTGCTATGCACAAAACAAACCATCCATTAACTAAGCATTATTGCGAATCAGTATGGGACATTAACCCAGTTGAAGCATGTGCAGGCCGTCCAGTTGGTTTGGCATGGTTTAGCCCAGACTGTAAGCATTTTTCAAAAGCAGCCGGTGGTAAACCACTAGAGAAAAAAATTCGGGGTTTGGCATGGGTGGCAATGAGATGGGCCGCTACCGTTCGCCCACGAATTATCATGCTCGAAAATGTTGAAGAGTTCGTCACATGGGGCCCAGTAATTAACGGTAAACCATGCCAAAAACGTAAAGGCGCCACATTCAAAAGCTTTGTGCACCAATTACGCCAACACGGTTATGACGTTAAATGGAAAGAGTTGATCGCCAGCGATTATGGTTGCCCAACCATTCGTAAACGTTTCTTTTTAGTTGCACGATGTGACGGCCAACCAATCACGTTTCCAAAGCCAACACATGGCAACCCAAATAAACAGCCGGTTAATGGCAGAACACTTAAACCGTGGAAAACAGCGGCAGACATTATTGATTGGTCAATTCCATGTAAATCGATATTTAATCGTGAAAAACCAATTGTTGAGAAGTCACTAAATAGAATTTTTAAAGGGATATCAAGATTTGTAATTGATACTGATATACCTTTTTTTGCGCCCCAAGAGGCTAAAATTGTTCCACAAGGACAACATCTTCCAATAAATACTGAATCGTTAATCGCAAGTTTTATGGTTAAGTATCGAGGCACGAATGTTGGATTCCCAATGACAGAACCTATGCACACTATTACAGCTGGAGGTAATCATCTGGCGGAGGTAAGAGTATTTTTAATTAAGTATTTTGGCACTGGTATTGGCCAAGATATGGAACAACCATTACACACAATAACAACCAAAGATAGGTTTGGTTTGATTATGGTTCATGGAAATGCTTATAGAATTTTCGACATAGGCCTAAGAATATTAGAACCACACGAACTGTTTGCCGCGCAATCGTTCCCAAGCGATTACATTATCAATGTTGATTATGCTGGTAAGAAATATTCAAAAGCAAAGCAAGTTGCCAGATGTGGTAATTCGGTACCGCCACTATTAGCAGCAGCATTGGTTAACGCTAATTATCAAACGTTAATTAACAGCGAAAAGGTGGCCTAATGAAAACACTTGTTCAAGGTTGTGAAACGCCAGCGCAGTTTGATTTATTAATTGCGATGACTCGCTTTACTAGCCAATCAAAAATAGCTGCGCTTAGGGCGTATCTTGTGGATGGCGTCCCCGCTCAACGATGTTACGCCCGCTTTGGTGTTAGTCAGCAAAGTTTTAGCCTGGCATTACTGACACTAAACATGAACGCCAGCCTAGCAATGGACTACGTGGCCGCAAGAAATAGCACGGCAAAACAGTGACAACCATAAAACAGCAATTTTAACACCAGTTAACTATTGTAAATAAAAACCCGCGAAAGCGGGTTTTTATGACTATAAAATCACTTTATATCGCAATAAATATTACGTGCTCCGTTGATTGCTACAGAACAAACAACCAGCAGCATTAATACGCTTATTGAAAACTTTAACATTGGGAACGCGGTATAAACGTACATAGGGTTAAAGTCAGAATAGCGTCTTATTAATCGCTCAATAATAGATGCAATATTAATGAGTACAGACAATATTAAGATTCCAATTATGGCTACTTCGTTCGCGGTCAGTTTGTATTTTAAACTAGAACTTATCGCTAATGGCTTCAATTTATAAGGCAGTATTCGACCGATAAAACCAGCTGTTCGCCGCCTGTAAATAATTAACGCAATCATAGAAAAATCAAACAAACTAATTACGATGTAATACCCATAACCCCAACCAATAATAGTATTGTAACAAGCGACATCAATAGACTTTATCAGAATTAAAGTACCAATTAACCAGCGTATATTGGGCGAACGCAAACTCATAGCGAACGCCAACAACATAAATAGCCAGCTAAATAAATTAAACTGAAATTGATATGTTTCCATAAGTATCATTATTTGCCATTAATGGGGCTGGTTGACCAATACCGCCACCAACTGAATGATTAATGATATTAGGATCCGGTTGACCAATACCGCCGCCAACCGACAAAGTAACAATGTCATCGGAAACTGTTAATGAATCGACAGAAGTTTTATGCAGATTTGGGTCCGGTTGACCAATCCCACCGCCAACAGATAGAGAGCTAGTTTTATTCAGGTAGGTTGTTGCCGTGATTTGAGATACGTTCACTTTGTTCATCCTTTTTTTGAGTGAGCTTTAAATGTGGAAATAAATTATTAGGTGATAATCCAACAATCATACACAAATGTAAAAATTGCGACAATTTAGGCTCTGATATTCCCTCTTCCCAGTTGTAGATAGTCTGCCGACTGCAATTCATTTTTAATGCAAGTTCAGTCACACTTAAACCTCGAGCCAATCTGAGAGAGTTAATTAAATTAGGCGTCGATAGCATAAAATCCTTTTTAACATTTTATCGAGGCGCAGATAGTAAACTCAAATTAACGCATTAACAAGATTGAAATTTTTTTAAGTTAAAACAAAGTCTAAAAATTTAGACATGCGTAATGATAGGATGAAAAAAAAAGGAATGTAATACTTTAGAGGGACCTATTGATGAGCGTTTATTTAAAACAAATTGACTTAGTATTGAAAGCAATTGAATTGTTAAGCACAGACGAAGATGCTCATACTGCGCTAGCGTTAATTGCAATCATTGTTGAACACAGCAAAACAAACCATGAAGACTAACCAAACAATTGTAATTCGCGTTGTAAGGCTTTGCGTTGTTCTGGAGCCAAGGCTCTTGCTAAGTGGCTAATTAATTCTGACGTGGTATGTGAAGATGGGCTTAATGTATGACTAAAGCTGAGATTGGCAACAAACGTGTGGCCACACTCTGGGTCAGAGCATGAACAATACAGGTTAGCATGTGCAGAACTGATCCTGTCAGTTTTGCCGATTACCGCCTTTTTACCACAAACAGTACATAACACTCGCATGTCGATCTCCCAATCGTTTGAACGTTAATGTGTTTAACTGCATAAGTTTACGCCAATACACTGTTTTTTTAAACAGTAAATGTTAATCAGATTGCGGCTGTCGTTCACACCCATTTTTAGCCGCAATCATTAGCGCAACTCTGGGTTGTGCATGCGAGTAAATCACTTGCTTGGTGGCCAATGTTGACGGGCATTCGCACTCACTAAACCAATACATCAACAAACACCCAACAAACACACCCGCTAAAAATTTAGTCATCATGCACCCCTTTAATTAGTCAGTAGACAAATCAAACACCAGCTTCAACTTGCCGCCCACCTCTGGGTCACGCGCTACTGCATCAACCAGGTTGTTGATTAGCGGCTTAGTCTCGTTTTTAAAATAAACCCCGTCATATTTTTCAGGGTCGCCAAGGCCAGCAGTATTGGCCGGAATAATGCCGGCTAAGCCAGGGGGGAAACGATGGGCGTTCAAAACGTCTTGTGCCGACACGTTCTTGACGTTCATAAACTCGTCTTTAGATTCAAAATTACCAACGGGAATAATCTGCAGGCCTTTTTCTTTACCGTTGGGGATATTCACAAACAACGAACGGAAGTTACCCACACCCTTTGAGTCCTGAATTTTCTCTTTAATATCTTTCTCAACATTTGGGTCCAGGTTCGGGTCAGTCGCATACATGATGAAACCCATGTGCGCACCATTGATGTAATATTTACGTCTAAACAAAGTGGCATCTTCATTCAATAATGCTGCTTGTAAGCCACCTAAATAATCGGGGCAACCATACACCTGCTGCACAGGGTCATACTGACGCACCCAAATAATGTCTTTGGCTTTATAGCGCTTTAATTGCTGATCACGTTCAAGCACTACCGCGCCACCATCTTTACCCACGCGGGTTCGATAACTAGGTAATGGGAATAAACGCACAGTTTGGCCAAAACCGTTGCGGATCTTCACTAACGCCACATCACCAAACTGCACACAATTTAAAAACGTGGCGCCAACTTCTTGCGCACTCATACCGCCAGACACAAAACGCGATGCCGCCATATTGGCGCGGCTTTGCACTATGCCGCCGTGTTGGGCATTACGCCTCACCAGGTTAGCCAGTAAATGTCTATCAATAGGCGGTTCCCAGTATTCGTCACTTGAGTTGTAATAAAGCGAGTCGTAATCAGTTAGCCACATATTGGGCATAACCTGTTCAGGCAAACTAAAAACAACAGGCGAGTTGTTTTGTTCAGCTGCAGTATCGTCGTTGGCGGCAGTTAGTGTTGCATTGTCCATGATGATGATCTCTTGTGTTCGTAATTTAAGGGCTCATTGATCACCGCATGGGCAATCGCAAAGAAAACGTCGGCATGGCCAGTGGCATTATCGCGGCTTGCCTTAAACGTAATGGCGCCGCCAGTGTCGGTAGTGGTTCGCCTGATAGCTAAACAACTCATGGCAATATCTTTGTGTGAGGCGTCCCATTCAATGCGGCCACCTTCAATCACATCAATCATTTTCAACACCAAACGGGTTTTACTGCCAACGCTGTAATGAATCGCCGTTGCCTCACGCGGGAACAAGGTACTAATCGAGTCGAACACCCCAGCACCAATGCCCGTGGTATCCACACCAATGTAAGTAACCCGGTAACGTGAATAGACTTTTTGAATTTCGCTAACGTGATGGGCAAAGTTCATTCCGCGCCAATAGTGTTTTTCTAATACGCGAAACTTTTCACCTTTCTTTTCAC